TTATTTATAATATAAGGATTTCTAGCTATTCGCCATTAAAACCTAACCACAGATAAACATCATACTTCTTAGCAAGAGCTTCTAGAATAGATCTCCATTCTTCTGGTTTTTTTAATGTACAGTGAGCATTTTCCCCATTAGATAATACCTTCATAGCTGGAGTCGTACCAACTTTTAGAAAAACAGCTTTGTTTGCCTTTGAGAATATATTTTCCAATGCTTCGTCGAGTAACTCACCCTCTGGTATATGCTCAAGAACATCAGTAGATATTACAAGATCGAACTTACCCTCAGGCATTTCTGTCCAGTCTGGATATGCTATATCATATAAAGCATATTCAGGGATTTTCATTTTTTTATGTATTTTTCTTTCCGTCCACTGCTTACCGTGACCACACCCGTAATCAAGAACGCTTTTAAGTTTAAGCTTTTTGTTTAATGCATATATCATATCAATATGGCGCCACCTTATCTCGCAATCTTGTGTATTACGTTCCATATGATATATTTCGTATTGCTTAATTAGCTCTTCTCTATTCATTAGAATTCCACATTTTCCCAGACAAGACCATCCTCTACAGTATATCTAGAATTATCATTTTCAACATCTAATATACCTACGGGAACAATATCGTCTTCCATAGCTCTAACTCTTTCAGAATATAACATTTTCTTAACATCTATATCAGTTAATTCATTAAAGAATTGATTAGTAGTAAACCAAGCAAACATAACTAAATTCATTACTAGGTCGTCATGATTGCCGTTAGACGCTTCATATGAGCTGCCACGTGATTCAAACGTACTTAGCTCTATAATCGTCTCAGAGTCATGTATTGCTATCTTATTTTGCTCGATTAAATCTTTTATATTCGAGCAACCTATTCTCTTAACCTTGCGAGTCATAGTTACGCCAATCGAGTTAGCTTTAATCATTGACTCTACATACACGTTTTCATATTCAAGATCGTAGTATAATCCGTTACAAACCACAGCACCCTGATCGTTACTTTCGATAATAACATATGCTTCATTATACATGTTGGCATATTTATATATTACATCTGGATATAGTAATGGTGATATGTTGTTATCCTGAAATACTACAACTTGTTCAAATGGTCTTGTAGACACGTCTATAATGTTAAAGGTTGAATAATCTTGTCCACGACCTTTGGCTACGTCCACGAACATCATGTACTCGTGGCCAGGCTCTGGATCTTTATAGATCCGGGTATTGGGAGTATACTTTATAGGATCTTTTGATATTAGCCCGAGTAACACATCAGGCGATATAAGGGTATTACCAGTTCCTACAAACGTATTACCAAATTCCTGATCAAACTGTAGCTGGGAGGTATTCGATATAGTTTGTCTTTTCCATTCTTCATCTCTGCCTGGTACATCCCACCAGTCTACTCTAAAATGCTTAAATTCATTTGTTCCTTGAACAGCACCTTCGTATAGTTTATGATAGACGTTGCCAATACCATTAGCTGTAGAAGTAACAATAACCTGTGTAGAAGTACCAGCTGCAATTACCGGATAAGTTGATGTATAAAATCTTGCATCGTCATCTACAAAAGCAAACTCATCAAGGAAGAGTAAGTTTACAGATAAACCCCGGATAGATGAGCCAGATGTAGCAGCTGCAATAATACGGGAGTTATTTGAAAATTCAATAGAACCTTTATTAAGTGCCTTACATCCCGGCTGTAGAAAGAACGGTAAGTTCTCTAGCATAAGGGTAATCCTAGCAAGCATTTCACGTGCAGTAGCACCTTTGTTAGCTAAGATAGCAATTGTTTTTTCTGGATGAAAACAAGCATACCATAGTAGATATCCTACAGATGATATAGACTTACCAGACTGACGACATGCAAGTACAATAGAGAATCGATTGTCTCTAAAGTGCTTAAACATTTTTTCTTGATAGGGATATAGATCAAAAGGTACTAACCCTTCATCGAGAGATATAACTTTAATATATTTACGAGCAAAATATGCAGGATCTTGCATGCACTTAGCATATTCAGTAACTTCATCTTTAGTGAAGTTCTGTTCTATACCATCTCGTTTAACATTAGGATTGCCGAGGTAGCCGGCTGTGTTATTCTTCAGACTCAATGACATTAGCTTTTTCTTCAAATTTAGAGGCTAACATTCTTTGAAGATCCGATGTAGATCCAACAAAGACGTTATTCTGCGTCATACTATTAGGTAAAGCTGAGGCATTTGCATCGACCTTTTCTACTTCTTTCTTTTTCTTTTGAAGTTCCATAAGTCGATCAGCGATCTCAGCGTTTTGCTTCATCATATTAGATAGGACTTCAAATGCACGAGGATGCTCTGATTCACGAGCTAGTTCCATCATAAGCTCTAAAGCTTCATCACCTTTATCTACTAGATTATAGTACTTTGCACGGGCAAATTCATAATCGTCATCTATATCACTTTTATTCATTTTCATGGTGTTATCAAATTATCGTCTGTTTCATCAATGCCAGTACTAATATCTAGCGTAGCTTGATCCCCAATGGCTGCAACCTCTTCTAAGAAACCAAATGTGTCTAGGTCATTTAGATCAGCTGAGGAATTAAGAATAACATTCTTTGTTTTGACAGGACCATAGAACCTTACACGTAATTAAAAGCTTAGAGTATACACTATAGCTCTACGAGAAAGAAAATCACCTTCATAATCGTCTGTTAAATTAACAGCATTTAATACAATCGGTACGTCAGTCTTAAGACCAATCTCTGGTATTTCTTTAATTGTTATTGTGTAGTCAGGTTGGAAGTAAGGTAGTATTTGCTCTACGACCTGCAAGGCATCATCTTGATTCTTAGCCATTATAGAAAGATCAATATTCATTCTATATGGCGTTTGTGTATATACCGCTTGCCGTGTACCATTAGAGATAGTACCTAGCTTAAGCTGGTTCATCTTATTTACTTGAGAAGCAGCATCATATGTCATTCCAGTAATTTCAAATGACATACGAGGAAGCTTAATAGCTACACCACCCTGAACTGTACCAAGTTGTGACTGACTTTCAATACGCGCTAAAAACTTTTGCTTAGGACCATATGCTAGAGGTACACGGGTAATACTTTTAACCTCACCATCACCATCCTTACGAACTACTTTTAGATCGTTAAAGATAGTTCCGAATGCTGCAATAGTACGGCGTATAGCTGCGTGATAAAAATGTTCTGATAACATTAACCAAGGTCTCCAAACGGATTATTTTCACTGAAGTCTATAATATCACTTTGAACAGCTTCAAACTCTTGATTCTGGGATTGATCATCGTTTCCAAATGCTTCTTTATCTAACGTATCATTAATTTGATACACGTCTGTTACGCCCCACGAAGCTCCAGATGTTACACCAACTAAATTAGAAACAAGATTGAAGTCGTGGTATTTACCGTCTGTAGTAGCCCATTCGTTTATGGATATGATTCTTGTAACTGAGTTAAAGTCTACAACGTTGCCCGTAATATATTCACCAGAGCCAGCTGTAATCTCTTGCTGAACATTTTCCCCAATAATAAAGTCAATAGCATTATTGTCTGTACTAAGATGGATATTAAGCTGAGGGGTAGCTTGACTATTAATGGCGTCATCCAATGACTCAAGGCCAGTATTAAACTTCTCACCAGAGAACTCAAAGAGCTCGCATTGAAGCTTATAGACAGGGAGATTAGATAACTGATAGAACGGCTGTTCGTCTTCTACAAAGCGAATCTCAAACAAGCCTTTTGAGAGTGGAAGATATAATAAATCACCCTCTGAAGGACGAACTGAGTTAATGCCATTGTTATGAATACCGATAAGCTGTTCCCAGCGTCTCCTGGAAACAATAAAGGTGGCTTGGTCTCTAATCTCTACACCAAACTTAGATAAAAGGTCCCCATCACCTTCGAATCCATCAACGCTCTCGATATACATCTCAATAGTATAGGAAGCATCAAATGTGCTTTCTACATCTTCATTAAGTATAGTATCTTCGTGAACAACATCACGAGGCAAGTAATAAATATCTTGCCCGTACATTTTCAGGGATTCTATAACGATGTCTTCGTAAAGGTTTTGTTCGGACTTTACCTTTTGCGAAAAGTAGACATTAGTAGCCATGGGTTACCCTACAAAGAAGTCGACAGGGGTTTCATAATTTAATTGCATTTGCTCTCTAATTGTATTTAGCTCTTCGGTAGCATCATCAAATATCTGACGAGCATTAACAGTAACACCGCCAGGCATTGTCATACCATCAAACTTAATAAGGTTTGCACCCCATTGCTGTTTAATTAGTGCTGTAGCATATTGCTTTAAGAACATATCATTATATACGTCAGGATATGTAGAAGGACTTACAATAGCTTGACACTCTACTACTATATAGTCCCCTACTTTAACTTCTGTTTCCCAATCCATATCGATAAAGAGTTTATCCATATGTCTATTATATCGGGTAAAAGTACCTGATCCGTTTAGCTTCATATCAAGCAAAGATATGTATTGCTGAAGCATCTCATAGTGTACAAGATCACCAACATAGCTCATATCATATAAATCATTCAGGTGTAGTTGATACTTAATATCAAACATACTAACTGAAGAACTTGTTTCGCTAATAGGAAAAACGTTTTTTACGTAGATAATACTATTAGATATTGGTATACTTCTGTTTGTAATATCGTCAGCTGTTATCTCATGCTTTAGATAAGTTCGAATAGTTGCATCATGATGATACTCTTGGTAAAACTGAAGCGCATCATCAATTCTATCTTCGATCTGATCATCGTCAACATTTACTTCAATAACTGGAGCTCCTAGTCGGCGTAAACAATACTCGACTAGGGTTTCTCTTGTTGTTGGATTAGGCATTAGTTATATCCTTAGCCGTAAGTACCGCCATTAACTTCAATTACTTCAACATTACCAGCTGTTACTTGGAAGTTGTCTGTGCTAAACTTAGCAACACCTAATGTTGATGTTGTAGCAGTATTTATGAAGTAATCAATTGAGCCTGCTATATCGTTATATGTTACTGCAATATTGGTTTGTGTTCCAGCTGCAATAGCTATTGATAAAGCGTCTTGTGCAGCTTCATCAAAGTCTGTAACTTGTGTAGAAACAATTGAGATAGCAAGATCACCAGCTCCTGTTAAACGACCTTGTGCATCAACTGTAAAGGTTGGTACAGAATCTGCCGCTCCGTAAATACCTGCTGATACTGAGGTATCATCTAGGTCATAGGTAAGAGTATCTGTACCAGATGTTGCTGTAGCTGTTAAACCGATACCACCAGCAAACGTTAGTGTTTCACTAAGAAGATCGATTGAAGAAGATGTACCACCATCAGCATTAATGCCTAGTGTCGTTGCTACGTTAACAACGCCAGCTGCTGTTAAACGACCTTTTGTATCTACAGTAAAGGTTGGTATTTCTGTCTGTGATCCATATGATCCTGCAGAAACACCTGTATCAGCTAGGGTAAATGCTATATCTGAATCTGATCCACCGTTAAACGTTTGTGAGCCAGTACCATCTCCAGATATTGAAAGAGTTCGTGTAGTCTGTAAGATTGTAGCTGAACTAGCATTACCTACCAATTCACCATAGAAGTTTTCAGCTTGAATCTCTGATAGAGCAAATGATGCGTCTGTAGTATCAATGAATACGTCTGAATCTGGCTCTGGAATATAGCTATCGAATACTTTAAAACGACCGTCAGACGAATCTCGGAAGAATCCAGCGTGTGCATATGAACCATCGTTATATCCAGCTGACCAACCAAGATCTGGATTAGCCGCTGTTTTACCTCGAGCAGTACCACCTGACACGTAGGTGTCTGTAACACTAGACTCAACCGTAAAGGTATTTGAAGTAACAGCAGTAATCTCAACGCCTACGCTATTAATATCAAAAGAAGAAGGAGTGCATCCTGATACAGTAACGTTCATGCCAACTACATAATTATGCGAACCCTCTACTGTATAGACTACGTTTGTTCCGTCTCCAACAGCGCCAGTAATAGTAGTTTCAACACCCTGATTCAGATAAATCATGTTATCAGAAACTGCCAGGTTTTGAGCAGAGATCGTAGTAGTAGAACCACCAACAATAAGATCACCGTCGATCTGAAGGTTACCAGCTGCATCAATATTGTTAAAGTAAACGTCTGAAGTACCGGTCTGGATATAGTTACGAGTTACTACGTCTTGTGCTAATGTTGGATCAGCAACGTTAGAGATTCGAGTTGAATCAGCTGAAATTATACCTGAACCGTTTGTAGATAATACAATGTTACCATTTACGTCAAGAGACGATATAGTGTTACCGTTAAAGTCTAGGTTATCTACTTTAAGATTATCTAGCTTCTTATCATTATCTACAAGAAGAGCTGAACCAGCTGTGAGTGTACCAGGTAGGTGATCTAGTTTATCTGTAAAGTATTGACCACCGATAACAAGGTGTGATGCCGCATCGCCACCTGTCTCTGCACCAATACCAACATATAATCGGCCACCACCAGCAACGGTAGTATA